GCTTTGGTGCCAAGTGGCAGGGCAAAAAGAAGGTAACCTTTAAGTCCGTACATCACGATGGCAAGGAAGCTATGCTTAAAGAGCTACACTCCATGATGGAAGAAGCAGACATCCTTATTGGGTGGAACTCAGCGGCTTTTGACCACAAGCATATTAAGAGGGAGTTCCTTGAAAATGGAATGGCTCCACCATCTGTAGTTAAAGATCTTGACCTTATGAGTGTTGTTAAGGCTAACTTCAAGTTCCCATCAAACAAGCTTGACTATGTGGCACAAGCCCTAGGCGTTGGGTCAAAGTTCAAGCACTCAGGCTTTGATCTTTGGATTGGCTGCATGGAGGGCAACGGCAAGTCCTGGGCAGAAATGAAAAAGTATCAGATCCAAGACGTAGTACTACTTGAAGAATTATACCAGGTTCTTGTTCCTTGGCTTCCTGGTGCAAGCAGTGTAAGCATTAAAGAGAAGCGAGAAATCTCAGACCCTGAGAAGGTGCTATAATAATATGGTGGAAGAAAACAAAACAACGATTGATTTGGTAAATGGTCTTTCGGAAATAGCAGATTACATGGAGGACGAAGAGCTTACACAGGCTCTCGTAACAATTGCAAAGCTTATCCTAAAGCCAGACATCCCGATTAATGTAGCAACACTAGAGATTGTTAGGTTGCAAGCAATTGCAGCAAAGATGTCTTTCAGAGCTACCTGGATGGCTAACGTAGATAAAGGAGATCGGGCTAAAAAGAATATATATTTTACAGCAGCTTCAGCTATCAGTGATCTGGTAGCAGCTTTGAAATATATTACCCGATAAGATTATGTCAAAAAATTTATTGCAACAAGTGATGGGTCCCAAGCAGATAGACAAAGCTAATATGGATGCACTAATTCAAAAGATTAATTCTGGATATATTGCTAAGCGTGGTCCTCGTCATCAGCAAAAGAAAAGCTTTGCTCCATCTACAATTGCCTATGGGCATGGAGAGTGTGCCAGGTATTGGTATCTAGCCTTTGAAGGCGGTACCTTTGAAGACAACGCAGACGCCTTTGCTGGTGCCAACATGACCAATGGCACTAAGTCGCACGAAAGAATTCAGCAGGCTATGGGCGATGCAGGAATCCTTATCGACTCAGAGTTTAAGATTGTAAATGAAGACCCTCCTATCTTTGGTTACGGTGACGTCATCCTTGATTGGCAGGGAGAAGAACTTCTCGGAGAGATCAAGACGGCAATGGCCGAGGGGTTTGAGTATCGAAAGAATAGTCGTAAGGCAAAGACTGGTCACCTGATTCAGATCCTTATCTATATGAAGATTCTTAAGAAAGCAAAAGGTGTCCTCATTTATGAGAACAAGAATAACCACGAGCTGTTGGCTATTCCTGTTGAAGTAAACGAGTACTACATAAAGTGGGTAGATCAAGCATTTGAATGGATGAGAACCGTCCGTAAGGCATGGGAAAATAAAACCATGCCAGAGAAGGTATATCGTTCTAATTCAAAGATTTGCAAATCATGTCCCCTGCGGGCAGTTTGCGACGATGCTGGCAAGGGAGACATAAAACTAAAATCTCTGGAGCCTATAGATGAAGCATTGTCAATGGTGTGACACATCATTTAATCCAAAAGTAACCTATCAAATATATTGCTCTCCCGAATGCAGGGAAGAAGCAACAAAAGAAAAGATAGCTCAACGCTATTCTGTTGAAAGACGTCATCGTAGGATGAAACAAGAAAGACTTTGCAAGCTATGCGAGTCCAAGCTGTCTGCATACAACGATGACTCTCTTTGCTTTTCTTGTTTAGTAAATCCAAAAGATGTTCATAAAACTCTTAGAGAAATAAAGGGGTTGGCTAATGGTAAAGCTAAGCCAGATAACGAATAAACCAAAAACCATCTGCTCTATTGATGCAAGCACGAATAACCTTGCCTTTGCTTTTTTCTATGAAGACAACCTAGAATCTATTGGAAAGATTAACTTTACAGGGTACACAACCTACAACAAGGTTGGAGACGCCGCAGCCAAGACTAAGGCATTCTTTGATCACTATGGAATACCAGAAGCCATTGTAATTGAGCACACTGTTTTTATCAACAGTCCAAAGACCGCCGCAGATCTTGCACTGGTTCAAGGGGCTATGCTCGGTGCGATGTCTATGTCTGGGGTAAAGATTATTAAATCAATTAATCCTATTGCTTGGCAAACCTTTATAGGAAATGGTAGGCTTACCAATCCAGAAAAGGCAAACCTGAGAGTCGGTAGTCCTGAGAGAAGTGAGTCTTGGTATAAGACCAGGGAGAGAGAGTTTAGGAAACAAAGAACTATTAGGTTTGTTAATACTATTTATGACAGAAAGATAGAAGACAACGACGTGGCAGATGCCGTTGGTATAGGGCACTATGCCATAAATAATTGGAACAAGCTGACTTGACAAGGAGATACTGTGGCTGCTAAACTTTATACAAATGAAATATGGCTCAAGAAAAGATATCATCTTGACCGCAAAACACCAGAAGAAATCGCAAAAGAGTGCGGGGTAAGCGTAGAAACAATCTACGTATATCTATCTAAATTTAAACTAAGGAAATCTAAACGTTGAGTAAAGAGACAGAAGAGAGCATAGAGCGGGTAATGTCTGGCATCCAGAAGATGTTAATAGAAAAGAACAGGGCGTATGGAGACTCTGCCTTAGAGCCAGTAAGAATGTTTTCAAAGAACGATAACATTGAACAGCTCTACGTTCGTATTGACGACAAACTTTCCAGGGTACAGAGAGGTCACGAGTATCCAGGAGACGACACCATCTTTGACCTCATTGGGTATTTAGTATTACTTTTAATTGCTAAGGAGAGAAATGAAACAGTATAGTAATAAGGAACATTTATCATTTGACGACATCTTGCTGGTACCCCAGCATTCTGAAATAGAAAGCAGAAAGGATGTTTCTCTTGCTACTAATCTAGGAAATGGAATAGAGCTTGGGCTGCCGATTATTGCAGCACCAATGGACACCGTTTGCGAATGGGAAATGGTAGAGGCTATGGATAATCTTGGTGGGATGGGTATCCTTCATAGGTATATGCCACTCGAAGAACAGCTTTCTATGGCTAGAATGTCTAGGGCACAGAAAGACCATAGGAATGTGGGCGGATCTGTCGGAGCTCGTAAAGCATTTGTAGCAGACGCTATGATGCTTATCGAGGCTGGAGCAAAGCTTATTTTAGTAGATGTTGCAAATGGTCACAATCAAAATGCAATAACCGCCGTTGAGCTTTTGCGGAAAGAGATTCCTAGGGATGTTCACCTTATGGCTGGAAACGTTGCAACCTGGGATGGATTTGCTAGGCTGGGAGATGCTGGAGCAGATTCTATCAGAGTAGGTATTGGCGGTGGTTCAGCCTGCACCACTAGAGTGGTTAGTGCTCACGGAGTACCGACTCTTGCTTCTATCATAAACATTAGAGAAAAGTTTTACTATGGAGAAGGCCCAAGCTTAATCGCTGATGGTGGGATCAGGAACTCTGGTGACGCTGCTAAGGCTTTGGCTGCTGGGGCAAACGCCGTAATGGTCGGTAGAATGCTTGCCGGAACAGAAGAGTCTCCAGGACATGTTGTAGACGGACATAAAGTCTTTCGAGGAATGGCGTCTAAGGAGGCACAGGAGGACGGCAGGGGCTTTGTTTCTGGTGTAGAGGGTATCTCAACTAGGGTTCCTTTTGTTGGAAGTGTTAGTAATATTATTAATGACTTTGCTAATGGATTGCGAAGTGCCCTGTCGTATACGGGGGTAGAGAATCTTGTTGACTTCCAAGCCGATAGCGTGTATAATAAAGTATCGAGTAATTCATTACATGAAACTAAACCACACGCTAAGGAGTAGAGTTGCGTAGTCGCATAAAGGTAGAGCCAAAGTCCACTAAATTTCAACGTGTTTACGAAATGCCTTTTGGCAATTTCACAATTGAACGCGGTGACCTGATTAAGATTCAGGGTGAGTGGGGTATGCGATTTAAGTTTGATTCTGTTACAACAAACACCGAAACGGGTGCACAGTGGGTAGACTGCTTTGAGGTTTACAAGCAACAGGCCGGATGCTTTAGGGCATTCAGTCTTGACAGAGTAAAGAGAATTCCAAAGAGAAGGGCACGCAGTGCAAAGCGAAGAACAGCAACTCCAACGTCTTGAGACAATAAACAAAGTTGTTGGAGAATATCTTAAGGGTAGCGACCCAACCAAAATTTCTAAACAACTATCTATACCTAGGAAACAGGTTGTAGAATACATAGACGAATGGAAAATAGTTGCTTCAGCAAATGATACTATTAGAGCTAGGGCAAGAGAAGCCTTGGCAGCCGCAGATGAACACTACGGCAGACTAATTGGTAAGTCATACGAAGTGATAGATGACGCAGATACCAACGGCGACCTGAGATCTAAGGCTGGCGCTATTAAGCTTGTTATGGACATTGAGTCTAAAAGAATTGAAATGTTGCAGAAGGCTGGCCTATTAGAAAATAAAGAACTGGCTGAAGAAATGATTGAGATTGAAAGAAAGCAAGAGATATTAAAACAAATTCTTATGGACATCGCTTCAGAGCATCCAGAGATCAGAGATAAGATCATGCGTAAGCTTTCCCAGATAGCAAAACAGGGAGAAACCATCACAGTGGTGCAGGATGCCTAGTGACTTTAATGATTTCCTAGAAGTTCTTCAGGACAGTCCCTTTAACGAAGAGCCGGTAGATGCTAAAACATTTGTTGAGGGAGAAAATTATTTGGCCCAGCCACCACTATCTTCTATTCAATATGACGTTGTAGAAGGCATGAGTCAGATATACAAAAAAGAAGATCTTCAGGCTTTGATGGGTTTTGAAGAGGGGGCTAGATATTATAATAAGTTTACTAAGAATGAGATTATTCTTCAGCTTGGCAAGGGTAGCGGAAAAGACTTTACATCTACCGTTGCAGTATCGTATATAGTATATAAACTACTATGCCTTAAAGACCCAGCTAGATACTACGGTAAGCCATCTGGTGACGCCATTGATATTATCAACATTGCTATCAACGCACAGCAGGCTAAGAACGTTTTTTTTAAGGGCTTTAAGACCAAGATTGAGAAGTCCCCCTGGTTTGCTGGTAGGTACTATGCTAAGATGGACTCTATAGAGTTTGATCATTCCGTCACTGTTTACTCTGGGCACTCCGAAC